TGGAGGCCGGCAGCGAAGTCCTGCGGCGGCCGCCCGGTGACAAACATGTTGGTCAGTGTCTGGCGGATGCGGAAGCCCGTATCCACGCTCTGCCTCCAAAGCCGCGTCGAGATGTCGGCGCCCTGCACCGGCTGCGCGAGAACCTTCCGGACTGCGTCGCTGCCCGGAGCTGCATATCGGAACCGGAATCCGGTGTACTGTTCAATCTCAAACAGCCGCCGGTAATATTCTTCGGTGTAGACACCCGCCGCCGTGCCTTCAATCTGCTTTTTCTGCTCCTGGTAAAGATTTTGAAGGATGCCGTCGCACTGCGCCAGCAGCGCCTCGTAGCGGGTGACGCGGGCCTTGACGGACAGGTTGTCGACCTGTAAATTGAACGTGCCGATGGAATCTTTGGCCAGCCGCTCAAACTCCGCGAGGTCGCCGCGGAATTCCCGCAGCTCCGAGAGGGAAAGGGCCTTCTGAGCTTCATCCAGCGTAATTTTATTGTTCTTGGCGTACCGGGCATAAAAATAAAAGACCTTGTCGTTGAGGTCTTTCCGGGCCTGTTCAAACGCTTTCACGAGGTCGGGAATCTGGCCGTTGACGGCCTTCTCCATGCGGCCGATGCTGTCGACGGCCCTTTTCTCCCAGTAGCTGCTCATTCGGCCCCACCGTCATTCCCGTTTAGCTGCGGCTCCCCCGGCGGCTCCCCCGGCGTCTGCTCGCCACCCTCCTTCCCGTACTGGTCCAGCAGGTTCTTTTCCCGGTCGGCCTGTTCCTTCTTGACCTGTGCCCGCTCCGCCTGCCAGTCGTCGACCAACGGGTGAACTTTGGTTTTTGTTTCGTCGCTCATGACCGTATCCGGCGTCTGCGCGATAATCTGAGACGTTTCAACCGCGTTCTGCGGCTTGGTGCGCTTCCATGTCTGGATGAACTGCCTGCTTTCGTCGGCGCCGAGGCAGTGCAGGATTGCCCGGAGAAATTCGTCGATGGAATACCGGAACTCGGTTTCCATCAGGCCAGCCTTCAATTCCAGCAGGCCGTAGAGGTAGTCGATGTACACGCCCGACTGGTTCCCGGCGGTCAGCGGATTCGGGTTGACGGCCATCGCCGCGGTCCAGAACTCGTCATTGAGAATTTCACGGAATTTTGACCGGGCCTCATACGGGATTTCTCCGCGAACGGCATCCAGCCCGCCTTTGTCGTCAACCGAAATCCATTTCTTCACTTTCATCATCTGGAGCGGGTCAACCGGCCGCATGATTGGCTGACCGTCTTCGTCCTTCAGCTGCCTGCCGTCCTTATCAAAGACCGGCGCCGCCTTCTCCCCGGCATAGTTCTTGATAACCCAGATGATTTCCTGCAGGTCGTCGATGTCGTTGGCAAAGCCGGACATCAGCTTGTCAAGCGCGTCGATGATGTCCCGGTACATGATGAGGTCGGGCAGGCCCGTGGCGTTGTTGCGGAATTCGATGAACGGAATCCGGCCGTAATTGTGCGGCTGGATGTTCCAATCGCCATTTGGCAGCGTGTCATAGGTGATGGCCGGTTTCGGCGCCGTGCCCGCCGCCTCCGGCCGGATGAGATAGGCAACCTGCGTATCGCTCCACAACTCGTAGCGCGTCACCGGGCGCCCGGCCGCGTCGTTAAACCCATACACCCGAAGCAGGTATTTCAACCGCTTTTTCACGGTCGAGCGGTCGTAAATCGGGACGACCGTCATCGGGTTCAGGTACCAGTAATCGAATCTCCCGGTTTCGTTGTCCTTCCAATATTCCAGCCACGCCCGGCCGGTGTTCGAGGCGTCGAGGCCAAGCTGCCGAATCACCTTCGGCCACTGCGTGCCGACCGTATCGTTGACCTGTTTCAGGAGCGCCTCGTCGCCCTTGCCGATATCGTCGGAAGCAATGTCAAACGACGGAGGCACGGAAAACAGATACCCGATTTTCTGGTCCACAACGACGCGGTGCCGGTTCATGGAAATCCGGTTGTCGGCGCTGCGCAGCGGGTTGGAGCCTTTGAGCTTCAGGAACCGGTTGACCTCGTCGATTGCCGCGGCGCCGGACTGCTTAACGCTGTCCCGGTTGTCGTAGTAATCGAAGCCCTGCTGCGCTTGCTTACTGAATCTCGTATAGTCACAGCTGTCGTTATAGAGATAATTTTGGATGACCTGCCGCACCTGCGCCAGATTCCGGAAATCTATGTCCGTGTTCAAAGCCTCACCACCCTCCTATCGTCGTGCCGCCGCGGTGCATTTCATCTTCCAATGCATAGCGGACGCTGTCTATGCAGTTATGGACAATCAGGCCTCCGTTTACCGCAAAATTATGGTAGCCGTCAACCTCCATGTTGTAAACATTTGCCTTGCCTATTGGCCTGACGGATATAACGCCAACTGTATTTGTCCCTGCAACTCGCAGAGCAGGTGACGGATTTTGTGTATTTGTTCGTTGTGAATTGTTTTCCACAGATGATGCACGTCCTCGTTTCATCGTCAACACCTGACTTTCTGCGGTATGCAGACCTGCAGGCGTTCGAGCAAAATTTGTTCTCGCCGAGCGGCTTTTTAAAGAAATGCTTCCCGCAGTTCTGGCATACATACTCTCGCTTTTCCATGTGTGCCGCAGATTCTTTCGCGTGTTCCGAATGCCATTCGCGACCGGCTTTAGAATGATGCCACGTTTTTGACTTTGGTGCTGCGTGTTGCACCAAATTCTTTACAATCTCTTCATGATGGTAGAGATCGTGCTCTTTTCCATGCAAATAAGCATGAACCCTGCCCGGAAGAAGGGCAAGGTTCATAATTTCGTTATTTGATTTGTCCTCGTCAATATGGTGTATATGGAAGCCTTCCGGGATTTTTCCTTTGTGGTATTCCCATACGGCCCGGTGGAGCCGTTCACGGCGAGCAGAATTGAGATAATAGCCAGTGTGTTTATCCCTGCGATATTTATGCCCGTTGAATATCGCAAGATCTCCGTTTTCAAAATACTGAACTTCCACCTCACACCTCAACAATTCTGTCGTCAGGGCACAAATCAATAAGCTTCTTCCACCCCTCGGCCGTCAAAATCAAATGATCTGCCGTGGCCCTGACTGTTCGCCCGTCGGAGAGTGTAACCTCGTATATTTCCGCTTTTTGTCGCGTCATGCGAACGTCATGGAAAGCGGATATGGTGCGTCGTTGCTTCTGCTCGTCGTAGCAGTAAACCCGGCCACTCTTCCCGACAAGTTCGTCAATCCGGAAGTTGCCGTTCAGCGTGTTTACTATCATGTCACCAGTTAGGCAGTGGTTGTCCCTGTCCGGATACCCGGCCTTGAAGTTTCCGTTCGCGTCCCGGTCCAGCTCATAGCCGTAAAACTCGCGCCAGGCGTTCGGACAGCGGTCCGGGTCGATGATGATTTCTTCCATCTCTTCCGAAAGCCATTTGACGCCGTAATCCACGCTGTCCGGGCCCTTGCGGGCGCCGCGGATATGGATTCCGGCCGCCCGGTAATCCGCAATGCTCTTCGGCTCGGCGCTATCTGCGACAACCTCCTGATTCAGCGGATTATGCAGTCGCACCAGCCGTGCGGATGCCGCGTTGCTGAGCCGAACCTGATAGATTTCATCGAAAATGTAGAGCCGCCGGCGTGTCTTATCGTACTGACATGCCACATAGGCGAACGGGTCGGACGCATAGCCCCAGTCGAGGCCGCGCCGAATGCGGTCGAAGCGCCGGATTTCCTCGTCGGTGATGGTCCGGTGCGTGAGGTTCGTAAAGACCTCCGCACCGGTCCCGGTGACCTCGCCCAGGTATTCGTGCCGGTATGCTTCCGGTTTGACCGCTTCGAGGTGCTCAGCGTCCGCGATGAACTGTTCGCCGAGCCACGCCCGCGGCACGGTCAGGTAGTCGCTGTGATGCTCCAGCAGATCCGGGCTTGAGAACTCGACCGGGTCGTTAACCCAGTTCCTTTGCGACTTCGGCGGGTTATAGGTGTAGAAAACGACAAACCGTTTCCCGCCGCGCACCACAGACTGCTGAATGCTGCGGAGCTTCTCGCTGCCCTCGAATTCGTCGAGTTCTTCAAACCAGAGGTACTTGATGTACCCCCGGGCGACTTTGATGGACTTGGATTTTTTGACTTTGTCGGCCCCGCGGAACAGGACCATCTGCCCCGTTGGAAGATAGGTCAGGCGCAGCGGAGAAATGGTGCTTTTCCACAACCCCGCTACGCCCAGTTTGTCGATTGCCCACAGCAGCTGTTCATAGACGCTGTCATGCAGCGTATTCGCGTATCGCCGAAAGGCAACCGCGTTTGTACGCCTGCCGGCCGCCGCG